CCAAACCGGCACGGTTCCCGCTGCTATCGGCTAATATCAAGTAAGGTTGCCAAGTACTGGCTGTCGTTGAAACGTTTCTTATGTAAACAGTGCCAAAACTATCTGAAGAATTTTTAAAACTTGCATGGCCAGTAGTAGCGGAATAAACCCCAAAAAGCTCGGAACTTGAACTCATGGTGGCTGTGGTTCCTATTCCAACAAATGCGCCTTTCCATACCATAGATAGAGCACCGCTATCATATAAAGCTGTATAAGCGTTTCCTCCTCTTCCTATGAAATTGCTACCAGAATAATCATCGAAATAATACCACCTAAGGGCAGTATCTGACCTGAATCCATAAGTATCCGCTCTGACTCTTCCATCTACGTCTAATTCTCTTACGGGAGTGCATCCTATACCAACACTTCCCGTAGAAGTAATTCGCATTTGCTCCGCAGTATTAGCTCCGTTAGCTCGCGTATGAAAAGTAAGAGCACTTGCATAGTCGCCTGCACTACCGTTTTCTTTAATTCCCTGTATTACTCCAAAATCATTTATGGCAGAAGCTGTTCCATTTGTATAACCACCTAAAGCTATACCTGCTCCTGTACCCGCTGCTGCGCTAGTTGTATCGCGAAAGCAAACTATTCTCTTTGCAGACCCATTTACTAAATTAGGTCCGTCAACTTGAAGCGGGAAAGTGGGGGCATTTGTCCCAATACCTACCCAGCCAATATCAGAATGTCCGCTCCTAGCGGAGATAGTCATCGATTCTACATCATTCCCTCCGGCCATGACACTAAACCTTAATGCTCCATCTTCAGTGCCATTTGTGTTATCAACGATAAACGATTCGATTGTAGCATAACGAGTGTTATTACCTCCATCGTCAGCTGCATCAAAATATATAAAGTTAGCAGCATTGCCATCACTGTTACGGTCAGTTCGCAATGTTAGGCCTGACTGGCCAGAACCAGTGTTATCAAGAAAAATAGTTTTATCACTAGCGGAATCTGTATGTATATGAAGAGCATTAGCTGGAGTTGCTGTTCCTATACCAACGCAACCATTGGAATTTATTACAAGATGATTATCTCCAAATGCTCCAGAACGACAAAAATGCAGTGTGGCTGTGCTATGCTGATACCCCATCTTACATTGATCATTAAAGAGTATATATTTATCTTTAGCAGCTGCGCCTTTAACGCGCATTCCAGAATGGTCATCTGTTTCAGTTACAAAGTTTACTTGATGACCTGAGGCATAAACAACGAGATTATTAGTGGGATTAGTTGTTCCTATACCAACACTGCCACTGCTCAACATTGATACTTTTTGCCCAGTACCGTAACCAAAACGTAATGCCAAATTACCATCCGCCCATATATTAAAATAATCTCCCCCCGTTAAATCTCCATTAACTCCATCCAACCAAATGACTGCGCCATTAGAATACTCTCCAAGAGAAACTGAGCTACTTCCCTCCCATACCATCAGCTGCTGCGTTGGATTATTTGTTCCTATACCAACCTCGCCATCGGAATCAATGCGCATATGCTCAGTGTTTCCACTTGTAGAAAATCGGATAAAATCATCATTCTTACATTGAATTGCCCAACTCGCCCCTGAATCTAAAAACCCTATGCTTCCACCTTCCGCATATATATAGCCATCTGTAGTACCACCGCTGTCCTCAAACTGTATTCCTGTATCACCACCCGAACCCTTTATTTTAAGCGATGAATTATAACTCCCCCCTGCGATTTCTAACTTTGAATCAGGACTTACTGTGCCTATACCAACACTACCACCCCACGGATTTATTGCTATAGGTTTCTTGGGCGATCTGTCTGCAGTAGTATCCCAAGCTTCCATGAAAGCGTAATCAGCATGAGTTCCGAACTGAAGTTCGCTATCTTCACGAACAGATATTCTTCCTCTAACATCTAGTCTTGCACTATTGGCTGGAGCATTTGTCCCTATACCAACACTACCGCTAGAATTTAAAAATAAATACTTACCAGTTCCAGCACCAAGGCCAACCCCAGAACTTTCAAAATACATACCCGCATTTGTGTACCCAGAAACAGTAATCGCAGGATCGTTAGCGTTACCAGCAGCAGTACCATTACCTAGACGCAAATTAGTGCCAATTCTTGCGTCTCCTCCATATACATCTAGTTTGTAAGCCGGACTAGTTGTGTTTATACCAACATTACCGTCAGTCTTTAAGAATAAAGCAACATTACTTCTGGAACTATTACCTCCAGTATAAAAGAAATAATCATAAGCCGCAGCTCTGGCATGACCTGAATTATCGCACCAAATATTTAATTGACTCCCGGTGTCAGTATGATTACCAGTAATCCTTACTCCTCCGTTTACCTGAGCATAAGCGGTGCCGCTTTGAGTTATAATAGAGTTGCCTAGCGTATCGGTATCACTCCATAACGCTACGTTACTTGCTGTCCCAGAACCGTCGACTTGCCCAGAGCCCACTGCGGTTTCAATTATGTTACCACTTGAATCAACGGCTAATTTATACGCGGCGGTTCCTGTGAAAGTCCCGCTGCCATAATTTAGCATGTCTATGCTACCATCATATTTAACTCTAAATAAAGTATTTGCATTGTATTCAGCTTGGCCACCAGAAGCATCGTAACCTACATTCCAATAACCAAAAGCCGCGGAATAATTCATTCCACAGAACCACTCTTGACCGGAATAACTAGAGTCCTCGTAGAATGTGCCAATGCCTCTCCCCTCATAACCCTTCATTCTAATTTGGGTTGTAGCGGCGGGAGCACCGGCAGTATTTTGAGCTTTGATTGTTAGTATGGTAGTTTGTCGATCAGTGTCACCTATAATTGTATTACCATCCACATGTAATACATCCCCCGGCGCATTTGTCCCTATACCAACACTACCGCTACTATTAATAACGAGCCTATTAGTTCCGGCTAAATTTATGCTAAACCCAGCGTTTGAAACTCCAACAATAGCCGGAATAAAGTCAACTGTGTTACCTCCGGAAAAATTGGAGTTTAGGCGTAATCCTATTTCTCCACCGCCTGTTATGTAACTTTCTAGCTTTCCTCCGGGATTAGTTGTTCCTACGCCAACATTGCCGCCACCTTTTATAATCATCTTCGTTGTTGGGCTAGAACTTCCAACAGCATTATTGGTATCAAATTTAATATCTGAATTGGTTGCGCTAGTATTCAAAGTATAAATTTGAGCTCCCCTTGCCGATACAGTATTACCAGAAGTGGTAGAAGTCCAAATTATACCAGAATATTTAGTAGTACTTTGCCCACCAAAATATAAAGATGCATAACTACTGTTTTGTGTAGTTATTTCTAAGCCCCTGTGCCAGCCGCCATCTCTTACCCCGCCGCCTTCAAAATACCCGGCGCCATCGACGTGTAACTTTTCGGTAGGGGTCGCGACATTTACCCCCACGTTGCCTCTTAAAATCTTAAATGCTGGTATAGTTTTATCTGCCATTATAAATCCTTATGATACTGCCGTTGCCGCCCCCATCACGTGGTAACTTAGTTTGCCACCCAGTGTTCCATTAGCATCAGTGCTTAATTTTAATTGTATAGTAAACGTATCACTACTTGGGTCTACTATTTTCGATTCAATAGAATCAGTATTGGTATTGTCAAATTCGCTTATCACTGTTCCGGGCTCGGCATATCCATCACTTCCGTTTTGTACAAAGTATTCGCCCACAAATGCTACAGCGCTATGACTGCTCCAATCGCCAGTTAAGAACAATTTTACATAACAGCCTCTATGATTGCTTAAGTTAATTGTAAGGACTGTAGCATAGGTTGTTCCATTTAAAGTTACATTTTTATAACCCATCCAGTTACCGTTGTCAGTGGTACCGACTTTTAAATCGCCTTCAACGTGGAGTTTTGCGGCAGGAGTGTTTGTCGAAATAGCTACTCGATCAGTACTTCCTTCTGTGAATAGAAGGAAATCATCATTATCACTTTCTACTCTAAAATCATAATCAATTCCAGCGTCATTAACGACAGTCGAGCTCCCGTGAATTTCAAATATACGTTGGTCACTTGGTTTACGGCAAAGCAAGAAATAATCTGCGCCATCTAATATATCTAAACCATAACTCGCGCCACCCAAGTTAATTTTCGCGGCCCAATCTGCACTTGAATCATCAAATATATAAAACTTAGCGTCAGGACTAGCATTATGGTTAGTGCCTCTTACAATTTGAACTGAATCTGCGTTGTCAGAAAGATTTCTAAATATAGCGCCGCTTCCGTATACATCTAGTTTATCGAGAGGGGCATTTGTCCCTATTCCAACGTTACCGTCAGTCCTGTTGATACTAAATACATCACTACTTGTCCCGTAACTATAAATTCTAAAGTTGCTTGTGCTGTCATTTCGCAAACCGACAATCCAATCATCAGTACTACCGGTTTCAAATTTAATCATCGCATTACCAGTATTGGCAGCACGAGTGATTTGTAGCGGAGTGTCTGTGGTAGCTTCGTAAATATGAAGATTAGCGGCTGGAGCATTTGTTCCTATACCAACGCTACCACCTACAAAGAAGCTATCATCAGCAGTAGCTAATCTTATTTTTTCATTGTTACCGTTATCCCTTATAGTAATGTACTCATTACTAGTATTGATAGTATTATTTGGCCTAATAGATAAGTAGCCATTTGTAGCTACCAAGAAGTCCCAATGTCTATCGTCTGTTGCATCTCTAGTAAGCCGAAGCTGGCCGAAACCAGTATCGGATACTTGGAGAGGAAGGGCTGGAGAGATTGTTCCTATACCAACATTACCTACTGTATCTATGCTTAAATTTGTAGAAGCGAAAGAATTACTGAAGCCAAGTGACATTATATCAGCAGAAGCATCTAGACCTACATAGACAGCATCAGTATCATCTTTGATAGATATTAAAGCATCATTATCTGAAGATTGAAAACGTGCTATCTCGTTAGTAGTTCCCGCGTTAACAGTCAATGTATAGTCGGGGTTATTTGTCCCTATACCGACATGACCGTCAGATGCAATGCGCATTCGCTCATTGGCACCAGCAGTATAAAACTGAATGTTTTGGTAACCGCTACTGTTATCTCCGGTATCATCCGCATATAGCTTTAAGTTAAAATCTGATTTAATTGTGCCGTCTGACCCACTAGTATCAAATTTCAAATAACCATCTGATCCTCTAACATGTAATTGCGCTCCCGGACTACTTGTTCCTATCCCAACGTTGCCATCATACTGGATCGTCATCCGCGAGTCTTCTATAGTTGCACTATTAGAACCATCTTGAGAGTTATTAAGAAGATGTATTTTTCCTCTAGCTGCACCGTCCTGACGCTCAAATACTAAAGCTGACTTCCTGTAATTTTTATTACCTTTTTCTAAGTAACCAAAATGAATACCTCCCCAATTATTACTAGATGAAGTTTGAAGAGTCATTCCGAATGACGCTGCAAATTCATTATATGCGCCTTGATAGACATCTAAGCTATACTGCGGGGTGGTGTTGTGAATGCCAATTTCACCACCATGGGGGTTTAATATTAGGGGCTCGTAGGCTTGGGACGCGCGAACAGAACCAATAAATGCGTAATCGTTAGCGTTATTAACACCACCAAACAGCCCCATTGCCCCCGTAGTATTATCGCCAAACCAAAACGTACCGTTGGTTTCGTCTGTTTGATCCCCGGTACCCCAAACGTGAAGCTTCCGACACGGCGCAACTGTTCCTATGCCAACACAGCCTGTAGTCGGAGCGATTGTTATATACTCGTATGTGGCAATGTCACTTCCTTCGCTTATGGCAAAATAATTATTGGGAGCGTTAGAATTTCCTATCACCCATCGAGCTGCAGCAGTTTCAACAAATTCTAATTGTGGCTTATCATCAGTACTGGCAATACGTATGTTGCCACCATATACATGTAATTTCGCTCCCGGATCAGTTGTCCCTATTCCAACGTTGCCTTCCATGCTGATCCGCATCCTCTCCGACCAATCTGTTGTATGATCCGCCGTGCTGTTTGTATAAAAAGCTAACCCACTTCTGAAATAATTGCCTTCTCCTATTTGCTGTATGCCAGCGGAACGCTTTGTGTAATTTGTATAATTTGGCTTCCATGTAATACCACTTCCTATAGTGCTTGAAGTGCCAGCCATATCACCATTGGTTGGGTCAAAATAAAGTTGCACAGTTGAAGCATCAACATTTGAACCCCTAGTATCTATATTGTCGTTAAAGACATGGAGTTTTGAGATGGGATCATTTGTTCCTATGCCGACATTACCATCATTTTTAATGGTCATCGCTTGGGTGGAAGTGTTCACCCAGAACGACATATTCGCATTACTATATTGTAAGAGCTTAACCTCACCACTATTTCCAAATTTCTCGATAGTAAAATAATCAGTACCACTAAAGTTAGCTCCGTCTGCGTCTAAAAATAAACGAGCATAGCGGCTTGCTGCTGTAGCATTGCCTGAAGAACTAAATCCACCACCTGCTCTTTCAGTGGCTGTTGTCTGAGCCGTCCTAAATATTGCTTGATGAGCATTTAAATGTGCGACAGTTAAAGCAGCTTCTGGATTATTTGTCCCTATACCAACATTACCCGCTTGATTGATTGAAACATTAGCGGCTCCTGCACTGGTGAAAGTTAATGTATGATCTGTCCCACTCGTAACTTGAGTATCATTTTTAATTCTCCATTTTGTCGCACCTGCCGCTTCCCATCTTAAGGTAACGTCAGTGGTTGCGCCGGAAGAGTTCAATGTAGCGTCGCCATAAACCTCAAGAAGATATTGAGGATTAGTTGTTCCTATTCCAACATTGCCGTCATCAGCAATCGTGAGACGAGTAGTTAACGAACCTCCAGTTGCTCTCGTTTTAAAGTCCATCCTCGCATCATCTGTGGCCGAGTGTCTCAATACCTCAATCTGTGCGTTTTCCGTGGTATTATCTAAAAACCTGATAACCCCATGTGACTGACCGTTACCGCTTGTGCCGTAATTTATTAACTCAAGGATGCCACCGTAAGCTGTTGCCTTACCTTTTAGAGAAAGAATTGAATTGTTAGTGGAAGCGCCAGCAGCATTTGGAGCATTAGTTCCTATTCCGACTATACCACTATCAAGAGCGACTATCGAAGAATCCTGTAAAGCAGTAGTTCCATTCCAACGAGGAACATAATTATCAGTTCCTGAACCTGAAATTCCACCACCTCCGGTAACTGTAGCCCACGTTACGGTTCCACTTCCGTTCGTTTGTAATACTTGCCCCGCTGAACCGTCGGTATTAGGTATAGTAAACGCCCCAATAGTTAAAGTGCCAGTTTGGTGAACATTATTACTAGAATCTAGTTTCCATTTCCACTGCCAACCAGAATCATGGCGCTGCATTTCAAAATTATTACTTGTTTCATGTATTAATTGAAAATGATCTGCGTTATTTACATCGTCACCCTCATCTGGAATCAAGCGAAGTCTAGCGGAAGAATTTTCACCACCCCGAATCTCTACAGTAGCTTGACCGCTGTTTGAGAATAAGGCATTATATGAACCACTCGTTTGATAGACATGGAGAATTTGGGCTGGTGCGTCTGTTCCTATTCCGACATAACCAGTAGAAGTTTTGATGGTGACCCTTCTGGTATTACCTTCTAAGATTCCAAAATCTTGTCCACTAGCCCACGAAAGATAATTAGCCCCATCAGCTCGCATCAGTAAGTAGCCGAGCATGGTGGAATTGTCTGTTTTATAATAATATAAAACAGAATAATCAGCACTAATCCTCAGCTGATTTTTGGATCGTACCCAACTGTCTGCCTCTACTTTGTTAGTGCTTACAGTATCGCCTGTTACTGTAATTCCGCTAGTAGTAGTTTCTAGTTTTTTACTATTATCATAAAAAAGCTCCACTGCTCCATCCTGAGTGGCTGAAATCATCTCTTCGTTACTAGCCGCATTATTAATATAAAGCTTACTTGTAGCTAAAACGAGACTTCCTGTACCTGAGTCTTTTACATAACTATTTGATCCGTCATGATAAATTTCCAGATCATCGCCATTACCAAAAACAGCTTTTGTATTATCCCTGTAACGAGTCAGGCTCATACTGGCATCCCACTCCCAGTATTGCCCAGAAGTGGTACTCTGGAATAGAGCGTCATACCCTGCTCCCGCAGCTCCTATATTCACGTTACCAGTAAATTTAGAAGTCCCGGCAACCTCAAAACGATTAGAAGGACTGGCGACATTAATACCAACTCTTCCTCCGCTATCCATTATAATAGCAGTCTGGGCAGAATAGGTACCCAGAGCTAACTTACCCTCGGTTGCTCCAGTTCCCGCGTAACTAGAATAAATTTTAGAAGTTCCTGCGGCTTTTGTACTGCTCGGCTCGAACTTAATTGTCTGTGTCCCATTTGCGTGAGTATCATATTCAAAAACAGCAGAACTCGAGCCCGTTACAACCTCAAAAGCGTAAACCGGAGTAGTTCCTATACCAACTTTACCGTCAGAAATAATTGTAAATCTTTCTGAATTATTTGTATATAAGCGAAGACTTCCCGCTTTTAATTGTTTTATATCTAAGTGCCCAGCTGTACCAGTAACGCCAATATAAGCCATGCTTGATGAGCTATCTTTAAGATTTATATAAGCTGTTGCGTTAGTACTCCACGTACCTCCATCTTTTATCGTTAATTCGGGGGCAGAACTATACAACTCTAATAAAGAAGAAGGAGAAGCTGTGCCTACTCCAACAGCGCCGTTATTAACGACCACATCTGACGCTTGACCTCCTGAGCTATTGGCAGTTTGTAAATATATTTTAGAGGTTGATCCCGTATTCGCAGGATACGCATTCGCTCTTAAATAAAGATTACCACTACTTCCATAAATATTTGCAAACGTATACGCACTTCCCATAGCGATACCGCTATTGTCAGGGAAGGTCATCTTATAGTTTGTATTTGCGCTATCAACTAAAGTTTGGTTAGCTACGCGAATTTCGCCATCCCCGGCGATATTCAGTAAGACGCCGTTAGAATTTTCGACATAGAGTAAAGACTTTGTATTACTAGTAGTCCCCATATAGGAGTAAATTGTCTTATTAGTACCGTATGCGGTTCCTACTACTTTAAGAGCAGCTGCACCTGATTGGTCTGATGCTACTTGGTCAACTTGAAGTCTTGCTACTGGAGTATCTTGCCCTATACCAACATTGCCAGAAGAATTGATCCGCATTGCTTCTTGAATTGCATCCGTACCTTCTGCCCCAGAAGTGACTCCATTCACCCAAAAACTTAATGCAGAATTCCACCCACTAGCTTCGCGTTCACCCACGATAGCTGTGCTAATATTGTCTGCACCGTCACCTCCTATATTAAAAACAAGAGGAATCCTATCCCCAAGCGCGGAAGTTCCCGAATTAGAAATTACGATTTTATCTGTAAAGTCTGCTGTTTCATTTACGGTTGTAGCCGCCACCGTTGGCGCTATGGCCACCTCAAACTTACTGTATGGAGCATTTATTCCTATACCAACATTGCCTCCTGTAGCAATTCGCATTGCTTCGGGATGAGACGTACTTGGGGAAGACGCTGACGGCCTTAACGCAATATACTCTGCTCTTATTTCCATCGGCACCCCTTGGTCGGATGTATTTAATGCAGATATATTTCCTTTAGTAGCGGATGAATCAAAAATTCTTATAATTCCATTGACTTCTAAAGCCTCGTTTGGTGCATCTGTCCCTATACCAACACTGCCAGTAGTCTTCTTAACAACAATATGATTAGCTACTCCACCTTCCCTTATAGTAAAATCTCCAGCAGCAGGGTAACCGCTATATAAAATCCAGTTTGCATCTCCCGTATCGCCAGCAGTTAATTGCAGCCCTACTCGGCCATTAGTGCTTTGAAACTTAGGCTCTAAAACTCCGACTCTATACGCGTGAAGCTTTTCGGATGGATTATTTGTGCCTATACCAACATTACCGTCAGCAGCTATACGCATTTTTTCCGTATCGCTACCTGTATAGAACGTAGTGAAGCCGCTGGTATTGGCAGATTTAAGTCTTAATTCGTTGCTCGTCTCTCTAGTTACTTGATGACTACTACCCCCAATACGAATACCCTTACCATCGTCTACAAAAATATAATCGCCTCTTACTTCAAGCTTATAAGCTGGGGCAGCTGAGCCTATACCAACTCTCCCTGCAGAAGTAATTCGTACCCTCTCTGTATTACCAGATGTAGCGGTTGAACTCGCGTTAGTGTAGAAAATATGATTTTGGGGACCGCGATGATCTGAGCCACTAGAACCATAAAAAATAGAGGTTGTACCGTCTTCTGCTTTAGCGCCTAATAATAATGTAGTCGTGTTAGCATAATTTGTCATAATGACACCGGCGTATTTTGTCGTGTCAGCGGTTACATTTGATGACAAACTAATTTGGTCGAATCCAGAAGTTCCTCCCATTATTTGTAGCTTAGCCCCGGGACTAATCGTTCCTACTCCAACACTACCATTAGTTGAATTTATATTCAGATTACTCGCACTTAATGAATTTTGGCCACCTAAAGATAAATAACCATTTTGAGAATGTATATAATTTAAAGTGTCATTATCTTCTATAAGAATACTAGCTTTATCATCCGTGCTTTCAAATTTAGCCACAAAGTTTAAACCTGCTGAATTTACGTGCAGTGTTTGATCAGGAGCATTTGTCCCTATACCTATCCTACTACTTGATTGAGATATTACAGAATCCCCTATCGTATTTGCATCGCTCCACAATGGAACTGTGTTAGCAGTCCCGCCGCCATCTATAACAGTCGCGGGAATCAATCCGGAGACAGTAGCTATCTCCGAAGTTAAAGTTTGGCCAGTAGTCACGAGATTATTGGCAACAGTATTAATGTTTGTCGTGAGTGTCTGGCCAGTAGTAACTAAATTACTACTTAAATTTGTAATGTCCGTATCGTTGGACGTAATCTGGGTTTGTAATGTCTGCCCAGTCGTAATCAAATTCCCGCTAATATCATCTACAACTTTTCCTGTTGATATTAAGTTTGTGGAAACTGTGTTAATATTGGTTGTTAAAGTCTGACCGGTTGTAACTAAGTTGCTAGTCAACGTTGTGATGTCAGAGTCGTTGCTAGTAATCTGAGTCTGCAATGTCTGGCCCGTAGTTATCAGGTTGCCACTTATATCATCAACAACCTCACCCGTAGAAATTAAATTTGCTGCGCTAGCTACCAACCCTCCCTCAACAGCTAAAGGAAAGTTTAGCTCAAATCTATCGTTAGCATCATTATATAAAATATTAGCATTGGGCAAACTTCCCCGATCAATGACAATGCCTCCAGAAATCCTACTAATACCTGCACCACTTTCGCCGCTATTAATTTCAATTATATTATCTTTAACCGCAAGATTCTCTACATCAACAATAACTTCAGTTCCCGTGACAGTTAAATTGTTAATTGTTACATCGTTAGTAAATATCTTATTTCCAGCTATACTTTGATTAGTAGTAAGTTTGACGGTAGTGGTATCTAAAGTATTACCAGTTGAAGCTAAATTGGAAGTTAAAGTAGTTATGTCCCCATCATTTGAAGTGATTTGGGTTTGCAGGGTCTGTCCAGTTGTACCTAAGTTCCCACTGACGTCATCGATAACTTCCCCAGTCGAAACTAGATTAGATGAAACATTATTAATATTTGTAGTTAATGTTTGACCTGTTGTGACTAAATTAGATGTCAGCGTTGAAATATCGGAGTCATTACTAGTAATCTGAGTTTGCAGGGTTTGACCTGTTGTTATCAAGTTCCCGCTAACGTCATCAACTACCTTACCGGTGGAAACTAAGTTAGCTGACACTGTGTCAATATTGGTGGTAAGAGTACGTCCCGTAATTACTAAATTATTTGTCAGAGTAGTAATGTCTCCGTCGTTGCTAGTAATTTGTGTTTGTAAAGTTTGTCCCGTGGTAGCCAGATTACCGCTGATGTCATCTACAATACTTCCTGTAGAAACTAAATTAGAGGAAACTGTATCGATGTTGTCAGTTAAAGTTTTCCCTGTTGCTATTAAATTCGTGCTAACAGTATTGATATTGGTGGTAAGGGTCTGACCTGTGGTAATAAGATTTCCACTCACATCATCCACGACGCTACCTGTTGAAACTAGATTATTTAGATTAGTGACCGTAAGCCCGGAAACTATTCCAATCTCGCTAGTTAAAGTCTGTCCAGTAGTTATAAGATTCCCACTTAAATCCCTAAAGTCTTGTTCGGAACCTCCAGTAGCTATTCCTGATACTATGGCAATTTCATCTGTTAAGGTTTGACCAGTGGTAATTAAGTTAGAGGTTAACGTTGAAATATCCGAATCGTTACTGGTAATTTGAGTTTGTAGAGTTTGGCCTGTAGTAACTAAATTATTAGAATTGGATACGCTTAGTCCTGAAACGGTGGATATGTCATCATCTAAATCATTACCTGTAGCTATTATTTTATCTGTTAATGTTTGACCTGTTGTTATTAAATTTCCGCTAACGTCATCAACTACAGCTCCCGTTGAGATCAAATTAGAACTGACAGTATTTATGTCAGTGGTGAGAGTCTGCCCAGTAGTTATAAGGTTTCCACTTAAAGTATCCACCTTACCACTTAAAACTGGATCAGAGCTTGAGCCAGTGGTTAAGCCTGAAACTATAGCTATCTCAGATGTAAGAGTCTGGCCTGTAGCCACAAGATTGGTTGCTGCTGCGAAGACTCCAGTTTGATTAGCTTTAATAACAGCGCTTCCTTCTACTATCACAGGGTCCGCGAACTTTACTTCTCCGGTTAAGTTTCCAGAAATATTTAAATGCCCTTGGTCGTCTAACTCAAATTCATACAAATTAGTGGCATTAGTGTTTAGTATTTTAAATTGAGGCCCAGTGGCTTTTTGGGCGAATAATGTACCGCCGTCGATATGAGCATCTCCTAAAAACTGAGCTCCATCTTCAGAATCTTCCCCTTGTAGTTGAATTCGCTTACTGACAACTTTAATATTTGCGCCCCCTGTGCCCAGAAACAAAGTACTGCTATCTATATGGGCATCTTTTACGTATAAGTTGTCCCACTTAGCAGCAGCAGAACCAAGGTTAAGAGTTTCGGTAGCGTTAGGGAGAATGTTGCCAGATACAATTCCTCCAGCTTTATCAAACTTCTTATCCTCAAGTGTTTGACCCGTTGTAATAAGATTACTTGTGAGCACACTAATATCTGAATCATTACTTGTAATTTGTGTTTGTAGAGTTTGCCCAGTAATGATTAGATTTCCGCTTATATCGTCTACTATAGCTCCGGTAGCTATAAGATTTCCGCTAAGGGCATCTACTTTACCGCTTAAGGCGGGATCTGAACTTGAACCTGTTGTTAAGCCCGAAACAATAGCTATCTCGTCTGTGAGATATTGACCTGTGGAAACAAGACCCCCACTTAATTGATTAAATCCATCGGAAGTAAGGGTTATATTTTCTGTTATATAATTAGTAACAACCCCTATATCGGGAACTTGACCTGTGACATTAGTAACAGGAGCCGCGCCAGCTACTGTAGTGACGCCATCAACACGGGCATCTACTACTGTCGCAGTAGTTCCGCTTACAACAACATCAACTACGGTCCGGCTCATTTTATCAAGTGGTTACTTGAGGATATACTAAGAAACTTCCGGCTAAAATTTTATCCACGGCTCCTTCAAT